AGCAGTATATAACCGTATTGCTATAGATGTTTCAGCATTACAATTGCGGCATTGTCGTCTTGATGATAATGAGCGATATATCGAAGACGTAGATTCGAAGTTAAACCGATGTTTGACAGTAGAAGCAAATATTGACCAAACATCAAGAGCCTTTATGCAAGATATTGTAATGTCTATGCTTGACGAAGGATGCGTGGCTGTGGTGCCGGTTGACACTACATTCAATCCATCGCAAACCGGAGCGTATGACATACTCACTATGCGTACTGGAAAAATTTTGGAATGGCGTCCATCTGATATAAAAGTCAGAGTGTATAATGAAAAAACTGGCGAAAAAGAAGATATTGTTGTTCCAAAAAAGATGGCTGCTATTATCGAGAATCCGCTTTATGCAGTCATGAACGAACCTAACTCGACATTACAGCGTTTGATAAGAAAACTAAACTTATTAGATGCTATTGACGAGCAAAGCGGATCCGGTAAGTTGGATTTAATTATCCAGTTGCCTTATATAATCAAGACCGAAGCTAGACGTCAGCAAGCCGAAAACAGGCGTAAAGATATTGAGATGCAACTCTCTGGTTCGAAATACGGGATTGCATATACTGATGGAACTGAACGTATAACACAGCTAAACAGATCTATCGACAACAATCTAATGAAACAGATTGAGTATTTAACGAGTATGCTATTTAGCCAGTTAGGTATAACTCAAGCCGTATTAGATGGTACTGCCGATGAGAAGACAATGCTTAACTACAACAGTAGAACCATCGAACCAATTATCTCAGCTATTGTTGACGAAATGAAGCGAAAGTTTCTTACTAAAACGGCACTGTCTCAACATCAGGCGATTAAGTATTTCACGGATCCGTTCAAGCTGGTCCCTGTAAGTAGTATTGCCGATATTGCAGATAAGTTTACTAGAAACGAGATTCTGTCGTCGAATGAAGTAAGGCAAATTATCGGTATGAAACCTTCGGATGATCCTAAAGCTGATCAGTTGATCAATAAGAACATTGCTCAACCGAACCAAGAGGAATCTGGATTAACTGAAGAAACAATGGACGGAGCAAGCGAACCCAACGTAATGGATTTGAATGTCTCTGATCTACCAAGTGGAGGCGAATAATTCAAAATGGAGAAGTATGATTTTAGCGGTTGGGCTACCCGTAATAATCTTAGATGTTCTGATGGGCGAACCATCATGAAAGATGCGTTTAAAGATAATGATGGGCAGACGGTTCCTCTTGTGTGGAACCACCAGCACAATGATCCGCTTAACGTACTTGGTCACGCAAAACTTGAAAATCGTGACACCGGTGTTTACGCTTATTGCTCATTTAACGACACCGAACTTGGACGTGAAGCGAAAAAGATGGTGGAACATGGCGACGTTACGGCGTTGTCTATCTATGCCAACAAACTCAAACAGCAGGGCGGAAACGTATTGCACGGAGCAATTCGTGAAGTGAGTCTTGTACTTGCAGGAGCGAATCCCGGAGCATATATCGATTCGGTTATGTGCCATGGCGAAGAGTCCGAAGAGGAAGCAGTAATCTTCACCGGTGAAGATATCGAATTGAGTCACGCTGAAGAAAACAAAAAAGTCGAAGAGACGAAAGGAGAAAAAGACATGGCTGAAGAAGCTAAAAAGCCGGAAGCTCCGGCAGAAGAAAACAAAGACAAAACCGTTGCAGAAGTCTTCGACACTCTTACCGAAGAACAGAAAACGGTTGTCTACGCAATCATCGGTCAGGCGCTCGAAGATAACGGTGCCGGCGAATCTGAAACTAATTCCGAAGGAGAAGAAAACATGAAACATAACGTATTCGAAAACGACAATCAGGATAACACCCTCATCCACAAAGACAACG